TCCACAGCCCCCGCGTCCCCCTCGGCGCGATCACCTCCACTAGCGCCTTGTGATCGTCGTACATGAATGCGCTTTTCTTCAACCATTCAGGGTTCGCCGTCGTTGACAGGAATGCCGGGTCCGTAATCACCGTTCCAATCGCATCTTGGCCCCGGGCTATGGTTCCCTCGACGTCGGACCTCTTGAACCACTTCCAGTTGAGGCTCCGGGCAGACTGGGCGCGGTAGAAAATGTGATCCTCGTCGAGGGACGGCGCCTTTCTCATGAGATTCGAGATGTCCGCCGCCCCCATCCTGGCATCGCTCATTTTGTCGTGAAAGCTCTGGATGTTGCCTTCCGCCACCTCAATCTCGAATGACAGGTCCTCGATCTCGCTTTCACTCAGCCCTCCTGCTTCAATCCTCGCCGTGTTCTCTGCGATCACGCCCTCCCACTTGTCTACGTCAAAACCCGCCCGCAGGTCTTCCTCGAATCCAGCCGGGTCGCGCAAGAACTGGTTGATCTGCTTGTAGCCGTCTTCGTTGACGTAATAGTTGAGTGATTCCATCTCTGGAAATTCAGTCCAGTCCTCAGCCGCCGCGTTGAACTCGCCATAATTGGCCTCCATCGCCTCCTCGGTCGCCTGGGTAGCATTCTTCCACCACTGTTTCAGGGAACCGGCGATCTCCTCCGCCAGCGATCGCCCACCGTGGGCCTCCCTCGCCGCCTGGGTGAGGGACTGCTCGTTGTCCGGGTCCTCGAAGTACCACTGCTCGCCGTCATACGCCATGCAGATCGGGGTCGTCCGCGTGTCGAGGGTGGAGATCTGCTCGATCCCTTTGATGACGTCCCGGTTCGCAAGGTAGGTCTCCCGCCGCGCCTGACCGGCGACCGCCATCACCGAGGTCCTGGCGAGCGCCTTCGCGTTGCGCGTGTTCGTCTGCAGCAGGCCACCCTCGAACTCGACGTTCCAGCGATGCTCCCCCTTCTTCGTGTACCAACTGAACCGCTTCCCCGTCGGCTTGCCGCGGACCCGCCGCGCCATGTCGTCGATGGACTCGCCGCGCAGGACCCCGTTCCGGATCTCCCGCATGAAGGCGTCCTCGGTGGCGCTCGCCTGCTGCCCCCACCACTGCGCCGACGGCGCCCCCTGGATCATCGTGTCGGTGGCGAGGACCTTCAGGTCCCGCTGGTGGAGCGCTACGTCCATCAGCTCGTCCCCAGCCGCCTTGTTGACGAGACTCCGCACCCACTCCGACTCCGACCCCGCAAGTGTCGTCATATCAGAAGTTACGTCGCGGAGGATCGTCCCGTAGGTGCCTTTGATGAGCGCCTGGACCTTCCGCTGCAGGACCTCCAGCCGGGCGTGTTTCCAGGACGGGGGCTTGTCCGGGTCCACCCTGGACGCCGCCGCGAGCAGCTCCCCGTAGAGGTCCTCCAGCATCCCGTGGACGCGGTTCCCGATCGTGTTCCCCAGCTGCCCCAGGGTGATCCCCCGGAGCATGAAGTCGTCCGAGGTCGGTCGGTCAGCTCGGCCCGGCATCCCACTCCCCAGTCGCCGCCTCGACGAAGAACAGGTCGTGGGCCTCCTGCAGGCTCATGCACTTGGAGCAGTAGAGCGACACGCCCTGATCGCCCCGGTCGATTGAGAGGCGGAGGTTCCGATCGCCCCAGTTCAGCTCGCCGCAGCGGTCGCAGGACCAGCACTCGTCGCTGGTGAAGAGTTCCATCTCAGCCTCACTGCGGCGTCGTCGTTCCGGGCGCCGGGGGAACCTGGACCACCACCGGCTGCGGCGGCGTCTCCTCCCCCTCCACCGTGCCGCTGAGGTCCATCGCCTTCGGGCCCTCCGTCGAGAGGATCTCCATCTCGTACTCCGGGTCGAAGTCGTCCGCCAGCACCCCGCGCCGCTTCATCTCGTGCCAGTAGGATTCCTGGGAGAGGTCGCGGTTCATCCGCATCTCGGTCAAGGTCGCCAGCTCGGACTGGTCGGTCAGCTTGATCTCGAACGAGGTGTTGAGATCCACCACCGCCTCACCGTCCACCCCGCCCCACTTCATCATCATGTCGATAGCCTGCTGCAGCCCGTCCTGGAGCTGCTTCGCCATCATCTGCAGCGCGGACTCCGACTCCGCCTTCTCGATCGCCTTCTCGGTCGCGGTCTGGTCCCCGGGGCGGTCCGGGACCAGCAGCTCCAGCCCCATCGTCCCCATCCGGCGCTCCAGATCCAGGAGGTCCTGACGCCCCGCGTCGATCGCGGCCCCGGAATGCTCCACGTACATGAGCTTCGCGTCCGGGTTCGTGGTCTTAATCATCCGGTTCGGGCCGATGGTCATCCGGTTCATGTTCTCCGCCAGACCAGCCCCGAACAGCACCGGGACCCGGGCGACGTGGAGAACGTGCCGCTGGTCGGAGGACGACTGCCAGTGGGCGAGGTTGAGGTCTGCCAAGTCCCGCAACGGCGGCGAGGACTGGTACACCCCATCCCGCTCGGCGTAGATCGGGATGATCGGGATCTGCACGATCGGCGCCGTCGTCCCCTCCTCCACCGCGGTCCAGGTCTTCGCGTCCCCGACCTGCTGCCAGACCACCCAGGCCCCCGGCGTGAGCTGCCGCACCTGCTGGATCTCCTTCCCCTCGTCGTCGAAGTTCATCTCCATGATCCGGACCTCTTCGACGATCGGGATTCCGCGCTCGATCCGCCACCGCCAGTAGAAGAGTGCCTCCGGGGGGACCTCGATCAGGTAGGGGCGCAGTTGGAGCTGCTTCTCGTCCGCCTTCGAGCGCACCTGGGGCGCCTTCGGGTACTCGACCTGGATGAAGGCTATCCCCTCGGAAAGCACTGACATCATTAGACTTCTGGCGAACAGGGTCAGACCGCGACCGTCGTTTGAGATGTTCTCGCACCACCTCAGCACGACGTCGGGACCATCGACATGCACAGCCCGGTCGAAGACCTTCCCGGCGTGGCTCTGAACCGTCCGCTTGAAGCCGTTGTAGAGGAAGGTCCGAGCCAGCCTGGACTCGTACTCGTCCGGGCTCTCACCGTCCTCCATCGGGAGGTACTCGGTGCGCCCGTCCCGCATCGCCTCGGTCCCGCCCATGAGGTCCCGGCACAGCTGCCGCTCGCCCTCAAGCTGCGTGTAGAGCGCCGTCGGCTTCGTGATCTCCATCTTTCTCCCCCTACCACCCGCGGCGGTCGATCTCCACCCCGGGTCGTCGCGTGGTCAGCATATACCGCGTCTCGTCTGCGATGTGATCCTCGGCGTCGGTGTCAACGTCCTCCGGGTTCAGCTCGTCCCGCGGCAGCGTCGGCATCGTGCGGATCCAGTCCCGGCAACGCTCGAAGACGTAGAGACCGGGGTTCTCCGGCGGGAAGTCCAAGCTGTTCGTCAGCATCCGGCGCAGAGCCTCCCACCCGGAGACCCGAGAGCCCGCCCCCTTGTCGCTGGGGACGAACGACACCCCGTCGTTCGAGTTGTCGCCCCGCGGGTCCCTCATCTCGTCCGCCAGCGACCGGGACACCCCGTCGGAGACGTAGATCGAGGAGTCCGCCGGGCCCGGCAGCACCATCCGGTTCGGGAAGAGCTGCTTCTCCCGCGCCTGAATCCCCCGTGCCACGTCGGACGCCAGCATCCGGAGCCCCACGTTCGGGTCCTCGGGGTCCCGGGCCGAGCCGTACCACTCGGCGACCCGGAACAGGCTCTTCCCGGGCCACTTCCCCACCAGCTTGTTGCCGTCGTAGACCGCATCCCCGTCTGAGATCGCCCACCACCCCACGCTGAACGGCTTCGCCGAGCCCCAGTCCAGAGCCCGGTAGATGGGCCACTCCTCCGGGACCGGGAACCCGGGGAGGATGACCCGCTGCTTGCCTTCCGCGGTCAGGATGTCGTCGAACATCCCCCCAGCCACGATGTCCCAGTTCCCCTCCAGCCACGCCTGGACCAGCCAGTCAGCACCCACCTGGAGCAGGCGGGCGACGTACTGCGGGTCGTTGCCGAGGAGCGGCGGGTTGTCGGCGAGCTTCGCGGGGATGAAGATGCGCCGCCAGATCATCACCGGACCGACCGGCGGGCTCAGGCGCTCCTCGATGACCGTGTTCGGAGGGGCGGGGTCCACGTACCGGGTCTTCAGCCAGTTGTGCCCGCGACCGCCGGGGTTCGCGTTCAGGAGCAGCTGGCACGGCGCACCGTAGGCTGAGCGCAGACAGCCCCGCATCAGGTCCATCGCCCGGGGGCTCGGGTAGGTGCCCGCCTCCTCCATGTAGATCCTGGTGAACGCCTGCCCCTGGTAGCTCACGGCGTCGGATTCCTTCTGGAGGTAGCGGAAGCGCAGCTCGGCGCCATCCGGGGAGCGCCAGCTCGGGCGCCCACCACCGGCGAAGAACTTCCAGCGCAGGGGGTCGAAGATCTCCCAGCTGTCGCGGATCAGGTCTTCGAGGTCCACGAAGCGGCGGCGGAAGATGATCCCGCGGGCGAGGCGACCCCAGGAGAGGGCGTGGTCGAGGAAGTGGAGCATGAATCCAAAGGACTTACCACCGCCGCGGGCGCCCCCGTAGAAGATCTCGTCGGCGCCGCAGAACATGAGGGCGGTTTGCGGGCCCGGGTTCGGCTTGAAGTGCCAGTCGGAGAAGTAGGCGGGGCCGATGGCGTCCGGCCCGCCGAGGGCGTCGAGGAGAGGCTGGACCGCCCGCTTGTCGGCGAACGAGAGCCTCAGAACTTCCAGCTTTTCGCCTTCACCCAGGCGGTTTGAGCGCATCGCCGCGGCGATGAGCCCCCAGTCAATCCCCTGCTGTTCCGCGCTCACCCTGGTTTACCTTGTCGAGGAGGACCGAGAGGCGCTCGGCGCGTTCCTTCGGGGTCGCGATCTCGACCGGGCCCCCGCTCGGGCCGCTGACCTCGTAGCGGTGGGTCTCGCGGTACTTGTTGGGTTTGTTCGCCTTGAGAAGGAAGATCAGAAGCAGGTCCGAGTAGTCGTGGGCCCGCCTGACGCACTCCATCTCCAGCTTCTCGATGGCGATCGTGACCGCCTCATCCCACTCTTCCGCGAACTTCGGGTCCATCTTCCGGTTGTCGTAGGCGGTCTGGCGGGAGCATCCAGCCGCCTTGACCGCCTCGCAGACCACGCCGCACTCTTTGAGGGTGTCGAGGAATCTCTTCTTCCAGGCGCCATCGCAGCGCTGTCGGACGCCACGCTTCGGGTGTCCCGGTCGTTTTTCAGCCATGCCGCCTCCAACTACATGATAGGTCGGATTTTGCGAGGATGCAAAATTCCGGGGCGCAGGAGGTGTGAGGGGTTCTCAGATCCCATCCTGCGCCCCGGTGCTTCCCAACCGTCGGAGGTGGCTGGACCAGAAGCGAACTCAGTGTACCACGAACGTCAACCGCCCGGCAGTCGAGTTGTTAGTCGCCGGGCGCCTACGGCGGAGGATCCCCCCTTTCTGCGCCAGTCCAGATGACGCCCGGAAATATCCGCCCGTGTTCGAGACCCCCGGGCCGCACGAGGACCTCGTGAACCTTCCCGAGCAGCAGGTGCGTCGGACGCCAGACGTAGACCTCCGCGCCCGCGTCCGCCAGACTCCGGAGCCACGTCTTCTGCGCGTCGTGCAGCTTGCCGCGCTCCTTCTTCAGCTCAGCGTAGATCACCCGACCCTGCTGCGGGAGGACGATCACGCAGTCCGGAAACCCCGGTTGGCTCTTTTTGGCGCTCCAGGTGTGGTAGAACAGCGCGGAGCCTCGGGACAGGGGATCGGATAGGACCAGATGCCGAACGCGCTCCTGGAGGCCATTCCGCCCCATTTCCCCCATACTCTCCGCGAACTCCTGCCGCGCCGCTGCTGGGTCGAGGATCCTCATCTCATCTTCCCCCGGCTTTTTGGCCGCTGTAAGCCGGGTCGGAGCCGGTAGTGTCCCGTCCCCCCAGTTTCCAGCGATGCATGAACCTAAGTAGCGGGTTTTGGGTGAGTTGGTAGACGGCGGCGTCGAGGTTATTGAGGTGTCGGCGGTGGCTTTCGCAGATGGAGTTGAGCTGTACGAGGACAGCGAGGTGGGTTTTTGAGAGGGAGTTAAGGTCCAGGAGGGCTTGGTGGAGGATGCGGTTTTGCTCTGCGAGGCGGTTTACGCGGTCGAGGATGGTAGGGGTGAGGAGGTCGGCGGAGGAGTGGTAAGGATCTCCACCTCCACCCCCCCTATAGTCCCCCCCTCCTCCTCCGTCGTGGTCGGTCATGGAGTCACCTCGTGGGAGTAGGTTCCGGATGAGCAGATGACGATGACATTTCGGCGTTCGTCGCAGTAGCAGGCTTTGAGGGGCACGGGTTGGTGGTCGATGAACCACTCAGCGAACTTGAGGGAAGAGGGCCAGGAGATGTTGAGGGTGAAGGCGCCGGACTCGGGGATGGATGACCAGACCTCGCGGGTTGTTTTGTCGGTGTTGAGGCGGACGGGGACTGGTTTGGGGGTGCCGATGTGCATGGGGGCGAGGGTGAAGGCGCAGGCGGTTCGGACATCGCAGGCAGAGCCCCCCCAGGGGGTCTGGATCCAGGTGCAGGGGGGGACCTGTCCGATGGGGGTTGGGGTCGGCGAGGGGGCCGGGGTTCTGGTGCGGGTTGGGGTGCGGGTTGGGGTGCCGATCGGTCGTCCGCAGTCCGTCCAGCACTGAGCGCAGGCGTCCGGGTACATCTGGCACCAGTAGCTCGCGGGGTCGAGGCAAGCGGCGCAGGGGTCGGGCGTCGCCGAGGGGGTTGGAGTGGGCGTCGGCGTCACGCTGCGGATCGGGGTCGGGGTGTTCGGGATGAGCCTGCTGCCGGGCCGGAGGGGCGGTTGCTGAGCCGCGGCGGGCCCGGCGCAGGCCAGGACTACAACGACCGCGAGCGCGTGGGCTTTCATGGTGCCTCCCGGATGAACGCCTTCGCGACGTTCATGCCCTCCGCAGGACCAGCCCACACCACCTTACCCTGGCCCGGCGCCTGTGTCCAGAGCCCAAGGTTGTTGTCCCTGTCATACCACGTCTGCTTCCAGAGCCAGAGGAAGGCGTGAGGGCATCCGAAGTCGGCGGCGACGTCCAGCTCGGTCTTGAGTTCCTGGCCTTGGTCCGGACCTGCGACGGCGCCCACCTCGTCGATGTAGATCCGCTCGGGCGGGAGCCCGGTGGTGTCGCGGATGTAGTCGAGGCGGTCGCGGAGCGGTTGACGGCGCCCCCAGTGGGTGAGCCCGACGAGATCGGGCTTCGAGGGCATCTTCGCGATGGCGTCCTTGCAGGCAGTCATCCCGAAATGCTCCTCGCGCTCCTCGGTGAAGTTGACCACCGCGGCGTGGAGAACCTTCAGCTGCGCCTCCGGGTACATGGCGCGGGCGGTTTCGACCGCCTTCTGGCGGCGCATCATCTCGCTGCGGAGGAAGTCGAGGCGGGCCTCGGCGACCAGCCCGCCCGGCTGGTGCCCGGGGACGCCCCGCCACTGCCAGTCCGACTCCCAATTTGAGATGATGATGGTTTTGTTGAGATTCCCGTAACGCTTCAGTAACTTAGTGGCGATATCGAAGGTCGGCTCCTGCTCCCACACCACCCCGGCGCCATCGGCGGTCTCCATCGCCCAGCCGGGCCACATGAAGCGGACCAGCATCGTGTCGATCCACGGGAACCGCCAGACGCGATCCATGTCCTCGAAGATGGGGACGTTGGAGCAGGCGCTCTGCATCTTCGTCCCCCAGGGGGTCGTCCAGGTGAAGAGCCCGGCGCCGTCGAAGGGGTGGTTCTTGATCCACAGCTTGACCGTCCTGAAGCCATGACTCGCGATCTCGCGCAACAATCGCAGGGTCGTCCACTGCTGCAGCGCCTTGTTCCTCTCGCACAGCTCGTAGGAGACCTGGGTCACGCCGACTCTCATGGGATCGTCCTCTCGCGGTAGACCGCGGCGACCGCTTCCGGGTAGACCGTGACCTCGAAGACCACCCCCTGACTGCGATCCGCGTTGTCCGGGACGCCACCGCAGATCAGGCTCCAGTTCCCGTTGTCCCTCTGATGGATGCTGGTGATGTTGACGATCTGCCACTCCGCCATCATCGGCGGCGGTTGCCCGACGCAGAAGGTCTCACCGCTGGTCAGTTGAATCCCGAGTACCCTTTCCATGCTCCACCTCCGGTTCGTCCAGTTCGATCAGCTTCGGGCCGCGGGGCGCGATCACCGCTGCGCGGGTCCGGCGCAGCAACGCCTCGCGGATCTTCTCCATCGACAGGTGCAGGTGCCCTTCAAGCCTGTGGATCATTGGTTTTCCTCCGTCTCCCACTTCTTCAGCTCATCCCTGATGACGGCGACCTCGTGAGCGAGCAGATCCAGAAGCTCGAAACACTCTGCGAACTTCGGCGGGTCGATCAACCTGCCGCAGTCACGCCGAAGCAACCGCTCGTAGTCGCGGATGCGGTTGAGCGCAATCTTGAGCCTGTCACTCATCTCCGCGCTCCTTCTGCCGCCTGCTCGGGTGGCGAATCGGGGGCGAACTCCACGGTGATCTCGAAGCTCACGTCAATCGAGTCTCCCGGTGCGGCCTGCAACGACGCTGGGACCTCTCCTGCTGTGATGACCTCCCCGCCGCTGTCGATCACCTGAAACTCGTGAAATCGGATGACGGGTTG